CTGTTATCATCAATTAATGAAAGATAATCAATGATGATATCATTTAATAAATGGTAATCATGCTGAGTTAATTGACATAAACTCATTGCCATTTGTGAACTGGTTAGTAACATTTAATGTACCTCAATTTGTTTACATTGTTAATATAGCAGAGATCACATGATAAGTCAAGTATAATCAATGGATCGTTACACTCTGTAATAATGATAGTAACTGTGTGTCTACTAATTAACACATAGCGCCACAGATAGCGACATAGTAATACATAAGCAATACTAATATGTCCCGCTCGTTGCTACGCAACTCGCTCAATCAGCGCCGATGAATAACACTTAGTGCATGTATATCACGTGCTATGCATCATCAAATGGAGCGAGCAACGTAGTTGCGAGCGGGCTTCTCAGCTTTTCTGCAGACCCCTATGGGGGTATTGCGAACCGTTCTCAATAAGGTATAGACTTCAGAAAATTATGTCAAAATTTAAGGGCTTCCTTGGCTTCCTTCTCTGTATTATAAAACTCACAAGACCCCAGGTAACACCCGAGGAACCGATGGAATGTAGTCTTACCTCCCATTATATCATATGAGTGTATCGTTGCTCCTTCAAGGTTCTTGTGCAATAGTTGAGGCTTTTGCATACTTCTTCAATAATTTAACTGCTTTCTCATGTGTTATACATTTCTCTGCTTTACTCTGTAGTTTTAACAATTTCTTTTCTTGTTTGTTCAACTAACACCTTCTCTAACGTATCTGATAGGCGGTTATAAGTACTGATTATATTAATCTGTCCAATCACTACACTTAACGTTGCAATACTCCAGAATATATAGTAGTATCTTTGTTTATGCTGTTTAGGGGCGGTCATAGTATATATAATAGGTATATCCAAATATTCAAAAGTGGATAGTGGAGGGGGAATAGGGGATATAAGTATTAAGAAAGGAGGAATTGATGTCTGAAAGACGAGATTCCTCCTAACGCAGGAAAAGGTCCACCCTTCCTTCTCCTGTATACGGTGGAACTCGGTCAGATCCAAGTAGGGATGTTGGATCTACCAGTTTTACCTCTAGCTTGTTGTCTTTGTTTAAGATCCATACCAAGCACCATATGATTAGCAGCTGCTTGAGGATCATCCATCCAAGAATCTAACATATCTTGCCAATCTTCTTTTTCTCTGTCTTTAACAGCTTGGTAAGCTGAGATTGAGAGAGAATCAGTGAAGTACTTGACGCCTTGGGCCAAGCAATCCAATCTGTCATCATGTTTGACAGCGCCTTTCTCTCTACACATGCGAGACATCTGATAGAAAAGCATATAGAGAAGACGCTCTTCTGGAGCTGCATCTTTATTAGAGTTGTAATCCCAATCAATAACCGACCTGTTACATACAAGACGATGTTGATT